GATGTTTTTATATTGATCTAAGAGAAAGTCTTCACCAAATTTTTCAATGAAAAATTCTAAATTATTATGTACCAAAGAGTAATATCGATCTTTTCTAAGAGTTAATTCAGCATCAACCCGATTAAATAATTCTCTAAGATCTGCCTCTACTGCTCTTCTAATTTTAACCTTAAATTTATCTCGCATTTTTGATACATTATATTTTTTTCTAGATTGTTCTTCAAAAATATATTTCTGCACATTTGCAATATGGCCAATGCCCACTGAATGATTTTTAAAGTGCTCAGAATGATTTATGAGACTTAATAAAAAATGTGCAATTTCTTTATTGTTTAATAATAATTTCATATCAAAAATTCTGTAATATGTTCCATGCTGTTCCGTTGATTAATTCTTCTTGAGTAAATTGTCCGTATGCGATATTGTGGCATTGTCTAAGAATCATATCTTCGTCTGGCTTAAATGGATTTTCTAATTGAGATAAATCGTTACTTGATAGTGGAGTAGCTGCGCAAGGCGCTGATACAAATGCCGGAATACCATACAGTACTGATTCTAATGCTGCAATACTATTAAATGCTATAGTGGCATATACTCCGCTGTCAAACGCATCATAAATGGTGTATCCTTGATTTCGTTCACTTCTAGATCCTTTAACTCTTACCTCGATCGGTAAGTCTGAATATTGTTGTATTTTTTCTGTAGTTTCTTTAACCCAGGTATCACAATCAATATCATAAAAATTAGTAGCTTTAGGATTTGGTAATACTAACAAAATCTTTTTATCGTAATTTTTCCATCCGGTAAATTTTAATCTAGAATCTTGTTTAACTAGATAATCCCATCGATCACTAGGCACTTCTTTAAGTTTGCTGTGTTGTAATCCGTTTTTCACAACACGATGCCAAATTTTCTTACCACTAGTATTTCCGTCACTAGGAAAATTACCAACATATCCAGTGTCAACATAATAGTAATCCCTGCCAGAGTCTTCGCAAATTTTAATTTCTTTCCGTTTAATGACACCCCGAATAACTAACGGCTTTGATACATCGCTGACATCAGTAGTTGTCCTATTTTGAGAACCCAATACCAACGATTCTGTTATATCGATATCTTTCATTAAAAATCTCTTTCTAAATAATGTTTAGCACGCCCATTTCTTAATTCCGAAACATGGAATTGCCCATAAGCTAGGTGACACGCCCAGGCATATCGCTTTTCATTATCAGGATAATATGGAGTTTCTATCTTAGATAAGTCTTGTAAACTTACCGGACTTGCAGCATTAGATGGCGCTAGAGTAAATGTTGGAATGCCGTGAAATATTGACTCTGTAGCAGCTACACTATTAAAAGTAACCAATGCAAACACATCGTTGTCTAATGCTTCTTGTAATGTGTCGGTAGATATTCTATCAATACGTTGAGGAGCACGTTCTCGAACAACAATCTCTCTATCTGTATATTGTTTTAAAGTTTCTACAGTATTATGTACCCATTGTTCAAGATCAACATCATAGAATCTACAGGGCTTTTCGTCAGGCTTGGCTATTAGAATCTTTCTGCCATCTTTTTTCCAAGGATTAATTTTTTTATCAAATTTACGAAATCGATCATCGGGCCTGGAAATTATTTCATTATGTTGAAGATCATTCTTTACTATACGGTGCCAATATTTCCAGCCATATGGATTTTCTTTGGTTCTTTCGTTACCAAAATATCCAGTATCCATATAATAAAAATCTCGTTCTTTCCTCCAACATTTCTGTATGATCTTTTTCTTTAGAATTCCTCGAAGGATAATGGGATCATTGGAATCTTCAAACTCAAATTCGTCTGTATCAACAATATCTTGGCCACACCCTTTGGCAAACATATTGATGTATTCATCTTCTTTGTTTCTGCTTAAAAATATCCAATTACTCATTTTGTAACCTTTATTGTAACCTGCATATACTTGCTTCTGATCAAAGAAATAAATTCTCTATTATTTTCGGTAATCCATTCTTTCAATGCACGATATTCTCCTTGTTCCCAAAATGTATATTTTCTTGGATATTTCCAATGATACATTTCATCAAACACAATAATTGTTCCAGGAACAATTTGAGAATTCAGCGATGATAACACCTGTTTAGTACTAGAATATAAATCTGCATCTAAATGTAAAAATTTTATTGGAGAAGGATTTTCTTTAATCCACGATGGTAACGTTTCATTAAACCAACCCTTTACCAATTTAACATTTTCGTTAACTGATGGCAGTTTATCAACTGAAAAGAATCCCTTAGGTGACACATCGATTGAATTCATATTCCAATCTTCTGGCAATCCTTCAAAGCTGTCGAATCCCCAAATGATATCTGAATTAAAATATAATGCGATTCTATTTATAGTGTTGGCCGTGTGTACTCCGAACTCTAATACCTGTCCGGCAATGTTAACATAGGACATCGCAGCATCTAAATGTACCTTTCTATTAGTATTTCCTTTGATACTATCGCAATAGACAACGGGTGTATTATGAAATACATTTATTGAATAATTGTGTTGATTGATCATAGATCACGCTGTAAACAGTAGTCTGTATAAATGCGCTCTCTGTGCCATTCATCTCCCATCGGAGTCGTAGCAAAATCGTGGAAACTTGGAGTACCAAGAGTATAATGTAATAGTTTGGCATCAGGATTGGCACCAAACTCGTCCGGTAACCAATTCCACACCTTAGGCAATTCACCAATTAGATCATCCGATAGCCAAGTAAATCTATGTACTTGAGCACCAGTAGAGTTTTGAATAAATTCAGGAGTAACTATTTGGTTAGCAGGATGGCCACAGTTCCATAAAATAACACTCGACCAATTTTTACGAGGGTAATTTTCATTTTTTGAACCAAGATATTTTTCAGTCATTTTAGTCTGATAATCATGCTTGACTACCATCACGGCTTTTGAATCATCACGAAGTGACCACAGCTTTTCTATGTCATCGCGAATCAGCATGTCACCGTCCATGAATATTGCCCACCCTTGATAATTCATTAGATGTGGAACTAGGAATCTAGAATATATAAAATGATTACTACCGTCGGTGTGCTGTTCTTTATAGTCTTTCATTATATTCAATGCCAATGGCGCTACAGAGATTGGTTGGCTTGAATGTCGAATAATACTATTTGTACATACATGGTATGCTACTGCTTCTCGGGGATCGTACCCGATAAAAATTGGAATCATTTTCTTTCTATATCCTCTTCGGTGCATTCGTCGCCGTATTGTATTTCAACGATTTGGCATGGTTCGTCGTAGGGATTGAATAATCGATGCCATTCTGTTCTGCTGACATGATATTCGCTATGAGTTTTTAATGGTGTATGAATAAGATAAGCGTCTGACTGTATAGCATGACCGTAATGTTCCACCATACATTGACCTTTAGCTACTAACCATATCTCAGTCCTGAGTTGATGTCTTTGTAAACTTAAAGATTGTCCGGGCTCTACCGTTAATTCTTTTACTTTACATCCGGGAACTTCATGCAGCACCCGATAGTAACCCCAAGGTCTTTCTGTCTTAGGAGCCTTCCATTCTTGTAAAATCCACGAACTAGAATTCTTTTTATCTTCACCCCCAACACCAAATACAAATTCTACATCGGGCTCGGACATTTCCGGAATGTTTTCTGCTGTGCGATCACCACCGTTGGCAAAAATAATATGATGATCAGGATACATCAACTTAACATTTCGGATAGCTTCGATAGCGTGATTTTCTGTATCGTTGAATAAAATACAATGATCTACATCTTTGAGATTTTGAATGATATTGATACGCTCAGAGCTTGGCATAAATTCTTGGCCTTTTTTCCTACGTAGCCAATCATCGGAGTTTACTCCTACTACCAGCTTATCGCCAAGTTTTTTAGCAGCATTTATATAAGATATATGCCCAGAATGTATGGGATCAAACCCACCGGTGACTAATACTATTGTTTTCATGCAGATATTTATCTGCACATATAATGATTAATTTAAAGAGTGGCGTCTTCCATACCCGCAGTTCTTAATTTAATAACATTGGATAATTGCCATTGTTTGACATCTAAGGCTTTGATAATGCCTAGCCATTTATTACGTAATAGAGCAAAATCATTGATAATTTTTTCGAAATCAACAACATCGGCTTCGCCTTCTACAAATTTCTCACAGTCTCTAGAACTTAATGCTCTTTGATAACTTTCAAGATATTTGCGGAAATGTTGACTTTTAAGTCTGCGAAGCTCGATGTTGAGATACTCTAATATTGCTTCGATTTCTTGAAGTTGATTGAATCTATTTTCCACGATACCAGGCATATTAGCAGCCGCTCTTTCAATATTACCTGAAATATTAGTATCATATTTGGCAGATTGTAATTCTACTTCATAATACGCCACGGCATTAGGTATAACACTAATATCTTTTGAAACTTTATCGTACCAGTTCATTATTACTCATCTTCGTAGCTATCTTCAATTTCTTCGCCATCGATTGAATATTCGATAGCTTCATCTAGATGTGGATCAACACCGATAAGTTCTTCAAGTACTGATTCTTTAATCT